TGTAGTCATTTGCTTACCTCCTTACTGCACGCCGCTAGGGTTAGTTATCGAACTAACTTGCACGAGAGTGCCGAAATCGGCCGCGTTGAAGCGAGATTTCTTCAAGCCCGCGATCATGCCAGCGCTAACCCCAAGCTGGTTACGGAAGTCGAATAGCTCCTCCACCCAGCTCATCTGGTTCTCGCCGTACCCTTGGCCAAACGCCAGCCCGGCCGCCTGCGCGCCGCAGAAGATTGCGCGCCTGACCGTTGAGTTATGCGTCGCCGTTACGCTCCCACCGTTTGGCACGCGGGTTGACTCATGCAGCACGACGTTGTTGTACATCCCAAGCGCCCCAGTGAAGATGGGGTTATTGGTTACGTCGCCGCCCTGCATGGCCGCCACTTGAATGTCGTGCCACGAGATAACCGCAGCCCCAGACGATCTCACGTCGTTACGTAAGTCGTACACCTGCTCGGGGTGTAAGAACATCGCGAAGTGATCGTTGCCGTTAATGCGGATAGGTCGAACCTGCGGCGAGAGGGTTTTCGCCCGCAAGACGCAGTTATCGATCATGGCGAGTGAGAAGCGGTTCGACACCGTGGCGGAGCCTACGGTGGCCTCGGTGGTGAGGCCAGAGCCAGGCGGGCCGAAAAGGATATGGCTCGTATCCGGCTCAACAGTCGCCTGCATGCCGGTATAACGAACATCCGCTTCTCGTCCGAGCCCTGCAACTTGGTTGAAAAACCACCGGTCAAGGCGGTCCGCCCACCAGTCAGCAAGCCCCGTTCGAGCTTCCTCGCGAACCGAGAACGGGATCCGTTGCTCACTCATCTTACCGGCTGAGCGCACAGCGTGGCGCAGCTGGTCGATGGTTACATCATCCGTGAAAGTCGTTAATGCTTCCTCGTTCCCCTCCAGCGTCGCGTCGCCTTGAATACCCGTACCGCTTAACAACATCCGCAAGATGACACGAATGCGGTCGCCCGGTCCTTTGTTGGCGTCGTTCAGCTGGTGGATCAGCGAGTCACTGGACTCGCCGATGAACTTGTAGATATAGGTCCGCTTCAGCGCCTCGCGGTAGAGCTTGCGCGACCAAAGCTTGACCGTTTCAACCGAGTTTAGGCCATATTGCGTAGTGGCCACGGTTACACTCCTGGGGGCTATAGCCCCCGGTTACAGGTTTCTAGCGCCTTTACCGGCGGCGCCTACGCCGAAACCTGCCGTGTAACCCTGGCAGTTGGGAAGCGCGGCTTTAACGGAGCCGCGAGCCGTCTAACTCCAAAGTTTCCGCCAATTATTGCCTTCCGTCAACTTGTCGAAGTCCTCGTCATCCATTTCAGCTAATTCGGAAAGCGTAGGACGCTTCGCTGTCTTACCGCTCGGCCCAAGGGACTGCGCTTGCTGGCGCTTAGCGCGCTGCTCCGCGACCGGCTGGGGCGTAGGCGAGGGAGCCGCTTGCGCGAAGCCTCGCAGCTTAGCGAGCTCGTAGAAGCGTTCGGCGGCGGACACACCTCGGCGCTCTGCGTCCATGCCAATGCTAATGGCTTCTTGCTGAATAGCGGCTTGCGCGGACATCGGATCCCACCCGAGTGTCGTGTATTCCTTCATCCGCGTGTCTTTTAGATACTGTACGGCCTCCCAGTAGTCAGGCGTCTCGGCTGCGTACGCTTGCTCCTCAGCGTTGAAACGCCCCGCCCACTCCTGCACCACGCGGCCTTGCTGCTGGGCTTGCGCGAGTTGCTGTTGCTGCTGCTGCCAAGTGGCAGTCGCCCGTTCCTGTTGCTCTAAACGAGCGCGGAGGTGTCCCCCTGGATCTTCTTCGTAGGCAGGAATCGGAGGTGCTGCGGGTTGTTGAGCTTCTGAACGCGAAACTAGCGACTCGAAACGACTTTCCATCGCCTGCATTTTCGCTTCTAGCACCGCGCGCTTAGCGCGTTCAGCTTGCAACTCCGCGAGGGGAACGCGGATGCCTTTCGGCTTAGGCGAGGGCGGAGCCGGTTCCGGCTTGGCCGACGATGCGCCGGACTCTTCAGCCTCGGCAGCTTCAGAGCTTACTTCAGAGGTTTCCTCGGAGGTATCCTCAACCGGCTCCTCAATCGGTTCTTCCACAATCTCACGCACTGACTTTGGCATGGTTAGTTAAGCCTCTTGGCGACCTCGCCAACGGGTCCTTTTTGGCTCTCAAGAAATTCAATCACTATCCGGCGGCGTTCAGCGGCTTCCGCAGCCATTTCAAGCAACCGCTCTACTAAACTCACAAGGGGCTTCATTTCGTTCAACTGGTCGGCTTGCTCTGCAAACTGTAATAACGGCTTTATCTGCGCTTCCACGATGGGTTCAAGAAGCTCACGGATGCGCGGTACGACATCGGTTTCCATTTTCTGTTCATGCTGCATTTTTAACTTTTCTGACTCAGAAGCGTTCTTAAAAATTAGCTCGTTGATGCAAAGAGCGCTTTGTTCGCGAAGCTTCATAGCTTCGGTTTCGGACTTAGTGTTTAACTCAAGCAACTTAACCGCGCGGTCCGCGTCGCTGATTTTGGACTTCCATAGCAACTCTTGCTCAGCCGCTTTCGCTTGCAGCAGCATTTCTTGATTACGTACTTGCGCCTCTAGCGCGGCCGCTTCGCGCTTATGTTGGAGCTCAGCAGCATTCATCTCGCGCTTGTCGGAGAGCTGCTTATTCTCCATCGTAAGCTTCGCATTCTCTTCCTGTAGGCGCTGCATTTCTTTAGCAATCTCGGGGCTCGGCCCAGAGCTTGCGTTTTGCATGTATGAAATCCACTCCTCCGCGACCGACTCGGGTAGCGGGGAGAAACGCACCAGTTGAGGCGGAATCGGCACACCAGCCTTGACTAGGGCCGGAAGCATCTGGGCGAGCTGCCCCCACACCTCGGTTTTCACGTTCGGCGCATTCGGCGCGGTGTCGACGACGATATCGTATCTAATCGCGGAGTCGTCGCCGTAAAACGGCACATACTGATCGGTAAGTCGCATGATAGTGCCTGGAGGAATGTACTTCCGCATGAAGCTAAGCAGCGCGCGTCCTTGCATCTTGCGGTAGCGCCGAAGCGAGTTAATAAGCGGCTGGAGAATGATAAGTGCCGCTTTCTTCCGCTCTACTTCGAGGATGCCTGCCTGCTCGCGGTTCGCCTGCCCAAGCAACTCCAGGTTTACTCCGCTAACGTCCCGGATAGAAACGATTGCAAAGTTGAGTAGCTTATCCAGCGAAGCTGGATATCCACCGAGGTCTTTCTGCCAGATCTTCTGACCGGCGATAGTACCCGGGTTGACCCAATTGATAGCATCCGGCGAGGCCCAGCTCTCCTCAAACATGCGCTTATCGTCTATCGCGTCTTCCTCGACGACTAAGCCGCCCTTCGCATTGCTGGAGAAGATATACATGGCTTGCGAGAGGAACGAGTTAGCCCAGCGCTGCGGATCTTTCATCGCGCGCATGAGCCCGTACCAAGTGCCGTGTTCTTCATCACGCTTGCCCGTGATGCAATGGAAGCTAAACCCATCTTCGATGGGGGCGGGGCCTTCGTGCACGAGGATCTTGCCAACGAGGATGCATTGCTGATAAGTCCAGCGAGAGATATGCACGTAAGCCTCGTCTGGCGTTTCCTCGCGCACTCGTTCGAAACGCTCGGCAGTGAACTCGGCCATTTCCTCGCCGCGTTGCACGCGGTAGCTCGATTCTCGCACGCGTTCTTGGAATTGGATGACGAGAACGCGCTTGTTGCGTTTGTCGTACCAACGCGTATCCGATTCATACTGCCAGGCGCGTGAGGCGTCATGGTCCTCGGCAAACTCGGGCTCGGTGAGCATATCCCCCTCGCCCGCTTGTATCTTGTCGGCGTACTCGGGCCAGCGGTTACGCGCTTCCTCCAGGTCCATCCACTTCTCGCGCATCATCCACATGGTGTCCGCGAGATTCGCCTTCCTCGCGTTCGAGTCCCATCGCATCTCTAACGGCGACACGCGTTCGATTACAACCTTACCGTCCGGCTCCTCGTCGTAGTCGACGCGCGTCTCGGTCCAGCCCATTCCTGAGACAACCGCGTCCGCGAACGCGTCGCTTTCCTCATCCTCGGCGTCGCAATTCTGGCGCACCCAGCGCGCCGCCTCGGTATAGACCTCGTTCAAGCGCCGGTCGCCCATGGTGCGCGGGAAGTAACGTACTTCCTGGCGATTGCCCATTTCCCACCCTACAACCGAATCGATGATGGGCGCTGCGCGGTTGAACGTGACGGCGGGGCGCCGTTGCTCCTCCAGCTTCGACAAGTCCTCTTGCGTCCACTGCTTACCATCGCGGAATTCGTAATCCTCGCGTGCATTCTGGCGCCAGTCGTGCTGATGGCGCGCTGCCTCCTTCCGCAGGCGGAACACGCGCGCAACGGTCGCGGCCTCGCCGCTTAAGTTTTCGTCGTCGTCGTCGTAAGCCATTTCAGGTGCTCATCCATGTACGCCCACCGTGCGAGCGTCGCTGCCATGGGCGGAGCTGATAGCGTTCGTCCTTTTGCGGCAGTACGGCACGCCGCCGCCCTACGGCACCCATGCGGATCGCATCGCAAGGGTGCGAAGACCAGTCATGGTCCGGCCGGTCATTAAAGCAGCGCTTCTTGCTATCCCACTCACGGTGATACGCGAGCAGCGCGTCGATCAGCCGCGAGCACTTACTACGGTCGAACCAGCAGAGCGGCAGCATCATGCGCACCGCTCCAATGCCGTCGTCGACCGATAGCTTACGCGCGACCCGGAAGCGAACGCCGAGTTGCCCTGCCGTTTCTAGAAGAGTCTTGCCGGTACCCATCTGCCGCGCCATCAAGTCATGCGGGCCGACGTGCTCGCCATAGACATACGGCAGCGAGTCGAGGTGGTGGATGTAATGCGAGATGGCTTCGCCCGAGTGCTCGTAGTAGTCGATTACTCGGATCTGATTGAAGGAGCTTTGCGTGAAAACGATGCAAGTCGAGTCGCCGATCCCTAAATCCCACCATGTATCGACTGGCGAAGAAGGATCGTAAGGCACGTCGCAAACACGGCCTTCTTTCTCCGCAGCTTCCATCTGCTTAACGTAATAACTACCGGTTAACGCGCCTTCCCAGTTGCAGTAGAACTCCTGCTGCACCATCTCATGTGACATGCCGGCATCTCGTTCGTCTTGGATGTCGGCTTGGGTTATCGCCTGAGTGTCCTCTACCGTTAACAAGCCACTAAACCACTGCTTGTTCTTCCGCGCCATTTGCCACATGCGATGAAGGTGGTTGTTGCGGCCTCGCGGCGTGCCATTGAATATCGCCCAGCCGCCGTTCTCCGCGAGGATCGGACGGAG